CGGATGAATGGCGTTACGTCAGCCGCCGCGAGGTTGAACGCTTCCGATACCTCCGTTGCAATGTCCTCAATCACGTTTAGCTTGCGCCGCCGAACCTTTCTAAACTTCCGGCGCTTTTTCGGCGCAGGCCAGTAAACGTAAAAGCCGGCATACTCATCTGCTGCCGATCCCTTCGTTAACGTGGCGTTTCCAGCCGTGAGGATAAGAGCGCCGGTTTCTCCAAGAAGCGTATATGTGGGCCCACTTAAAGGCGTATACGTTAGGGTCGCATCGTTCCCGGTGAGGACAAGAGCGCCTGTCTGTCCGACAAGCTTTCTCCCGGCGGTTAGCGCTCCATTGTTCCCGGTAAGGACCAGCGCCCCCGTCTGTCCGTTCAGCTTGCGGGAAGTAACAAGCGTTCCGTTATTCCCGGTGAGGATAAGAGCGCCTGTCTGTCCGTTTAGCTTGCGCCCGACTCTTAGTGCCCCGGTGTTTCCGGTTAGGGTAAGCGCTCCCGTGTTCCCGGTTAGTTTGCGGCTAACCCGAAGCAGCCCACTATTTCCGGTGAGCGTGAGCGCCGCAGGATTACCCGTTAGGGTATAAGTCGGCCCTGAAGCCTGCGAAACGTTCCCGAAAAATAGCCCTAATTTTGCCACGGTCTATGCCGTTGTTGGGATGCTAATTACAAGATCCGCCCACTCTTTCGGGCTTGTTTGGTCTATGCAAACAACACTCACCACGTCTGCGTTCATTTCTGTGGATGAAAGTAAGATGGTGACGAGCACGCTTGATGCGGGCTCCACCGCTGGGAGCGTTGTTAGGTTTGCAAGCGCCCCGCCGTCTTTCGACACCTTAAAATCGCCCGCGGCTATGGTTGGGTTTGATTTGAAATTGCCGGGGTTGGTGTAGTCCTCCAGAGCGACTTGGATCTTAAAGTCCTCGTTCTTTACCGGCGGATTGTATGGAGCTGCGCACATATTAGATTCCCAGCGCTAACCGCGCTTGTGGTGTTGCTACCTGCACGTTGATCATGAGTTCATCGAGCGCGATGTCGTTGTGATACGCAAAAAACGGCGGACCAAAGAAACGCGGGCATGTTGTGAGCCACGTAATGTCATATGCTCCGGTCGTGAGCTTTGTTTCAGGCCCCCACGTTGCGCCGCTGTCGGTCGAGCATTTGCAATAAATGTTTACGCTCGTGAGCCAAGTTTCTGAGCCGTCCGACTTGCCCGCGTAGAACGCCCACCAATAGCCGGTGCTCGTGTCGATACCGAGAGCGGCTAGAGCGCAGTCGTCTGTTGCGTTCAGCACAACGGACGTTGTGAAAGCCGTAATCGCCGACTCTGTGACCGTCCAACCGAGTAAATCCTGGTTCGCGGTGTCAACGCCGTTCCAGGCGATCACAATAATCTGAGAGTTCGCGATGTCTACCGCGGCGGCGAAGTGCGGGAAGCTTGTCGCCGCTACCTGCTCAACCATGCTGGTAGCAATCGAAGTTTCCGCCCAGGTATTAGCGCTATCATCATACACGTAGCGGCTGATTTCGTTAGCACTGACATCCCAGAAAATACACATGATGTCTTGATTGTCGGCTGCAAAGCCGGGAACTAAGATCGCCATGTCTTGAGTCGCGAGAGCTTCTGGATTTGTTCTCGCCGCGTCCCATGCGCCGTTTGGAACGTTCGCGTTCTGAAGCCGGAAGAATCCGCCTTCCGCGCCTGCATCGATCGTGCCGTATACATAAACGTTCCCACCACGAGCCCGCGTGATGGAAAGAAAGCACCCGGCCGCGGTCGACGCTCCGAGAAGCACAGTCGTTTGAGTCGATAGCGCGTCAGAGCTTTCAGTGTTGATCGTTCTATAAAGAATATCGTCGGTAGCCGACTCGGCATATGCGCAGTGAATCAGCCCCGCCGCGATGTCACTCCAGCGGTCATACCAGATTGAAAGCTGCGTTGCGGTTCCCGCAAAAACAATAACCGGAGTGCTCCACGTCAGCCCACCGTCAGAAGACTTGCGGAACGCCACGTCGGAGCCGGTATCGATATACACGTAATACAAAACCCCGGCGGGAGTCTGAACTATGTAGTTCGTATTCCCGCCGTTGAATTGCACTAGGCCAGGCGTTTGTGCGACTAGGATATCGGCGCGTTTCGGCATTAGGTTAACGTGATGGTTCCGAAGTCAATCAACAGCGTTTCCGTGTCTGCAAGCGTTACGTCCGCGCCATAATCGAGATATCCAATCAGCATGTCGCCAACGGTAGTGTCGTTGAACAACACGACATAACGAAACGCCGCGATAGCGCCTCCGCCCGCCGTAAGCGTCAGGTCCGCAAGCGTGAGCGTATACGTGCCGCCGCTATATGCGCTTGAACTTGTCGTGACGTTTCTGCTGGAGCAGTTGGTATATGAAATCTCGGTTATGTCAGCGATCACGGCGTCAGCCGCGGCGCTTGGAGCGTTAGCAGCCGCACAGAGTGCAACCTTTAGCTGGTCGCTTCCAAGGTCGTGCGCCTTTTCCGCAAGCTTCTCCCGAAACGCCTCAAAAAACGTGAATGATGATGTTGGCATCTTATGCTTCCTCTGCGTCCTCTAGTATTTCCTCAATATCCGCCGCGGAGCCGTCCTCGTTCTGTGTAATCCGTAGCTTCCGCTTTTTCGGCTTGCCATCTCCCGCCGCGTGTATGTGAATCGCTGGCGTTGATGAGCCTTGCGCCTTGCTCTTCTCCTGTATGGTCGCTAGCTCCGTCTCCCGCTGCTCCTGTCTCAGCCGCCGCTCTTCCATGAACTTCTCTTTCATCTCCAGCTCAGCCCGGAACTGCTCCACCTGCACGCGCAGGGCGTCTAGCGCCTGTTCCGAAGTCTTGATCTGATTGTCTAGCTCCGTTTTGACCGCCTCTAGCTGGCCATCCTGGGCGATCTTCTGTTGCTCCAGTAACAGCTTTTCCCGCTCAACTTGGAAGTCGGCTTGTAGCTCCTGAGCTTTCAGCTGGATCTCTTGAATCCGAACCTGCATTTCTTGTTGATGCTCTACCGCCTGCTGCTGCAATTCGAGCTGCTTAACTTGCGCCTCCTGCTGAAGCTCCATTTGCTTCGCTTGCGTGCGCAGCTGCTCTACCTGCAAGCTGAGGTCAGGCGGAGGACCGGGCGGCGGCGGCGGATTCTGCGCCGCCTGTATCATCGCCTCTAGTGCGCCCTCCAGCTCGCTTTCAATGTGCTTGCCCTGTTGAAGCGATTTGATGCCAATCTCCACCGCCTTTGCAGCTACGGGCATGAAGATCGGATTAACGTCTCGGAGCGCTGCAATGCCCTCAAAGAACGTCTTGGCTAGGTAGTTCTTTTGCTCGATATCAGCGTTCATGTTCTGCGTGATCGTGCTGTCCGTCTCGATCTCAAGCCGGATGCACCGCTCTGAATCGGACTTTAGAAGCGCAAGCGCCTGCGGGAAAAGCTGCTGCTCTTCCGGCGTCATGTGCTGGAAGCCCATGATCTCTGCAAGCTTGAAGTCCGGGCATTTGCCGAGATAGAGATCACAGATGATCTCCAGCGTGTCCCGTGCCAGCCGCTGCACTTCCCGCTGAAGAACGGAGAAGCGAACGGACATATGCTTTCCTTTCAGCTGCTGCGCTCCAAGCGTCTCATTAGGATCGCTTATGCCGCGGTAAATGTCCGGAATACCCCATAGGTCGTAGAGCTTTTGTTCGAGCTCAAGCATGGCTTGTTTCAGCTCGTTAACGCCCTGAGCAACCTTGTCTGTAGGGAAGAAGTGGATCAGCTTTTCAAGCGAGCCTTGCGGCCCTAGTAGCGCCTCTAAGTCAGGCAGGCCGATGAACTGGCCTTCCGAAGCTATCGCGTTCAGCTCCGCAAGCTCACTATGCGCTGCGTCGAATACGCCCACCTTCTTAAGCGCCAGAATTAGCCGCCGAACACGGTCAAACGCTCCATGCACTTGCTCGATAAAGTCCCGCAGCTGCACAAACGCCGGAACCGTAAACATATCATCCGGCCCATGCGTCCCGAGCATGAACGGAGCACAAGGGAAGAACTCCTTCAGCTTGTAAGGGTCTTCTCCATTCGGATTGTTCACATGGCTCAGCCATTCATTATGGCTGGGCGATAGGTAATAGACCTTGCGCTTCTTCCGGTCCCATATCTCCGTGACGGTCGCGAAGTGGGCAGGCAGGCCCTTAACCGCTTTCTTTCGATCCTTATCCTCGCTCTGCCCAATTGGGCCGTATGTAAGGGCGTTTGCTACTACATCGCCGAAATTCTTTGCTACCTCCTGCCGGGTGAGTAGCGTGTCGAATGACAACCAATCCACCTCGCCCCAATGACGAGCGTTCGGCGTGTGCTTCGCATCCTTGTAGTGCCACGGCTCCGTGTCGCAGGTTAGGTAGTTAATCGACGGCTCAGCCTGAATCATCATCTGCCCGTCATTGCCCTGAGTCGGCACCTGCGTTTCTTCGATGTCGGCATCAAACACCACACGCACCGAAGCCTTTTCGGACATGATGAAATGCGTGACTGTGAGGCCCATTGCTCTATCAAAGCCGGACGTTTTAACGCCGTATTTGCCGAGCCGCTCATACATAATAGCTGCTAGGCCAGCTACCGGGTCGCGCATCTCCTTGAACGCCTTTTCAGTCACGACCACGGGCGTCCGCGAATAAAAAGCAGGCTGAATAGTGCGAACGCAGGACCAGAAAAGCGGAAAGTGAGTCCGCGTTTTAGCCTCGTTCATCTTAGACTTATTGCCCTTGTTCAAATACTCATCAAAGGCATCGTCTACGTCAGAAATCCAAGACTTGGCGGCATTGTCATAAGCCTCCAGCTGCGAGCGCCAATAGGCGAGGCTCGGCTTTCCTTGCTCTTCCGGCTCTTTCTGCGCGGTGTCTATGTCGGTATCAGAAATGTTTTCCACCGCTTCTAGCCTTTTGCTTTTTGATCATCTTCACTGCATCGTTAAACGTGGGCGGCTGCTGCGCCTGTTTGATTTGCGCGTTGGCCTTCGTTAGCCATTGCCGAGACGCCGCGGCTGTATCAACCGGCGCATCCTTAACGCTCGGAGTCGCCATGATGCCGAGCCTAAGCGCATCACAAGAGTGCGTAGCCTCGCCGCTTTCGGCCGCGTCCTCGTGCTTCTTAGCCTCGTTCGGGTGTCTCGGAAGGGCTGGGATATAGTCCCGCAGGTATTTGCAGCCCTGGCATATGTAAACCATCGGATAGCGGTGCTCGCTGTTCACATCCAGGCGAACGCCGATAAGCGCATCACGTACCGCAGCCCAGCCTGTGACGCGGGAAGTATCCCCAAGCGTGAGCGGGCATCCGTGGTCCTTAAACGTCTTGGCTATTGTCTGACCGCCTTCTTCTCCTCGATCAGGAAATACGTAACTGTCCGTGAGAGTGATGAGACTTCTTTCCTCAGCTGCCGGACTTCGTTCGACAATTCCGCGAGCAATATCAGCGTTTCGTAGGCCAAGTCCTTTCGCGGGATCATCTTCCCGGCATCCGTACCATTCTCGATATACAATCCGGGAACCGCGCGGGAACCAGAGCCGTTTTTCTCTTTTGACATATGCTCCGTCTTCAAACGCCCACACGTCCGCCGTAAACATTTCACCGTCTGATACCGCAAACCAATAGGCTGCGAACGGGTCCGCTGAGCCCCAATCGAACGAGCGATACCGATACCAATGGGCCGGCGGTATGAAGTCAGGCACCACATGACGATCCTCGTCCCATTCGGGATAGAAGTCTCCTAATGCCGCGTCCCAATCGCCCTCAAGCAGAGCCCTAGCGGTAGCAGCATCGTGCATACCAGCTACCCGCCCGCGTGTTGCTTCTTCGCTTTCGCTCGGATTGTCCGTTACCTTAGAGGGCAAATACTGCCGGAGAAACCCGTCTACGAGCTCGATTGACCCTGTAGGCCGTGGCTTAACAAAGTGCCGGCGGAAGAATCCAACCGATACGCCGATAGGGTTGGCCGTATACAGGATACGCGGGAAGCGGCCCTTTAGGTGCTCAGGCAATGACGCCTTCATCTCTTCGGACATTGTGCACCATGCTCGAAATGTCCGGATAAGCCGCTCAGAGATTTGAGTAGCTTCGTCAATGAACAGGACGTGAGACGTAATGCCCTGGGCGGTATCGAATTGGCGCTCATCCTGGCAGTGCTTGAACACTATCCGGGAGCCGTTCCCGAACTTCACTTCATCCTGCGTAACGCTCGCCTGGCCGCGGTCGATATAGGCTCGCAGTAGGTCTTTGAAGCCATTCGGCCCATACACATGGTTATCGAGGATGTCCTGCCGCTTCTTACGGATCAGCGTGCATTGCAGCTGAGGGATCTCCAAGCACCACGAGATGAGAGCAACACGCGCTAGATGGGACTTCCCGCCGCGAGTAGCGCCACCAAACAGCAATTCGGTAGCCGGTGTCTCGTAGGCTACGCCCTGCTTCGGCCAGAGCTTACACCGCACTTCTGTTACAGCTGCCGTGCTCATTCCTTGGCCTTCACTACTTCCACGACGAACTTAACAGGCCCTCCGCCATCGCCTACGAGCTCTGTCTTGCTGTTCTGCTGACCCCATTTCTTCGGCGCTAGCTGTCCAGCCTTCCAGCGGCGGGCGTCTATTTGGATCTTCGCCCTCTGCACCGCTGCAGAGTTAGTGATCAGCCGCGTATCCCCACCGTCCGGAATGTCGAGAATGTCCTGGCTCTTATCGTCGGCTATCTCTATGCACTGATCAGCCAGAAAATCGGCTTGAGCCTCGCGCGCGCGTGCGTATTGCTCTTGAAATGACTTGTCTTGATTCAGCCAAGCCATAACAGTGCTGTAACCGGGCATCCCTTCAGTCTCAGCAATCTTGTATAGGCTTTCGCCCTTAGCGATTCGCAAACAGATCGCAGTCATAACGGCTGGCGTCTTTGTGCTTGGCCTTCCGGCCATGATGCCCTTAGTTGTCTTGTGATACGCAGATAGTCACTTGAATGCTGTCAGCGTCCCCGTCATAGGCACCACGAGCCACGAGGCGCGCCCATAACGACCGACTAGCCGAGCTATGGCCACCAACTGCATCCGATAGCCCTCCTTTGAACAGAAGGGCGTTGTCGTTGAAGCTGAACCGATTAGAAGAGCCGAACAGCTGGGCCGATCGGATGTTCTTCAAGTCTGCATCCGTGGGATCAAAGGCCGCATTATCTGACCCTGCTGCGCCTGGGTCTTGATCGAACACGACAACCTCTAGATCAACATCCTGATCAGCTGCATCCGAGATAGAAATGGAGGTGATGTAGCCAGCCTTAAAGGATTGCTTGAGGATGTTAGCAAACTCCATTTCACCGCCCATAACATCGCCTGTAGCGTAGGCGGCGGTATCAATGGTTGGCGTGACCGATACGCAGCGGGTTGCATCGGCCAGGGCGATCCCCGGTATGAACAACAGAATAAAAAACAGCCTTTTCATCGTCTTCGTCTCCCTAAAC